GTTATAACATATTTGCCGAGGGCAGCACCGTAAGTGGCGAACCACCACGGGGTCTCATGTTCAACAGCCATAATAGGGCCGTGAGGCACACGCTGCCGAATAGTCGATAACCAATGAGTGATGAGGCTGCAAGGACGGTAGAGCATTTCAGCGCTAGTCAGGATATTTTCAAACAATGCAGCTGGTTGGTCAGCAAAATTGTGGGATACAGACCAGAACAATTTGGGCAAACATTTGCCGATCAACGGGACTAAAACAAGCTGAGGTTTGTGATCAACGATGGAGGGCACGAAGCTGCCTGAAAGAAAGTCAGCTGCTAAGATATTGCCTGCAATCTTCCTTTTGATTTCGAAGCCAAAGTCGGAGAAGTCACTAAAATCGCAAGGTTGTTTCAGGAAAATCAAAGCATCATCTCCGCAGACAAGGATGCGGTGTTCAACAGCCCTCAAGACATATGCGTGCAGAACCCCGTTGAGGAAGGAGTTTCCAACGCTGGTGTTACTATCACCAGAGTTCCTGCCTTCTACCTTGCGCCATCTCACACCCAGCTGGGACCGACAGTAGGGTGCGATCTGGTCAGTAAAAGCCTGGACTTCATCAGGTGATAGAGCAGCCACATGCTTGTAAAACCCTATCTCAAAATTAGACGCCTGTTCAGAGACGTGCCCATCGAATTTCTTGAAATCATTAGTTAAGACGTGAGTGAAACCTTGGGATATTATCAAGTCAACAATCTGACCAAGTGTCACCGGGTCCTGTCCGCTTGCAACAATAAAAGGTGAGTCAGTTTTGCCAGTAGCCAAGAAATTGTTAGCATCTTCATGGAATATTTCACCAATTGCACGGGCCACAGGGCCAGTCTTGGCATGCTGGATGTAAGAGACGCCACTGACTAGACGAGCTGTCACAGGTGTGTATTTCAGTCCAAATATGGCGTTGATCTTCTCCATCTTGGTGAATATGTTCCTGACGGTTGGATCATCCACTACTTGGCTCATGTCAAGCGATGCGCGACGGCGTGATTTGACACTAAGTGAGTTTCTCCAGGCGGCTTGATCATGACGCAGCCTTTGAGCAACACTGGCGATCCAGTTGACACGTGATGTATGATGCCGATACAACCACTTATGTAGCTTGTCAAAGGCAAGACGGCGGTCATGTGGAGTGGACGGGATTTTAATGCAAGCGCGATACTTTATGGACTCAACTAACGCAGCTTGGCCGCGAATTGGTGCAATAGGCATGGCCTGTGGCGTATAAGGCCCCAATAATGCTATGGCGGGCTTGGTCTCATCCTTCTCAGGTTGGAGGCGAGGAAGTACAGATATGCCTTTAACCTTGTCTGGGTCGAAGTCAGTCGTCTTGGGCTGGCTACGAGTTGCAGGGAAAGCAACAGGTAATTTTGACACGCCGTGCTGGACGGCGAACTGAACTTGGTCATAACATCCCAAGACCTTGGCCTCGACAGTTTGATAAGCCGGGCCAAAAGTTGTCCGCGCCTTGCCAAGCATCCAATCATACCAGATCCTATATCTGCTGCGGACGAAAAACATGATACAGCCAAGAAGTAAACCGATAAAGAGCAAAAAACCAGCCAGGAAGAGGAAGCCAATAATCGCACTCAAAGAGGTTAGTATTGGCAATGGTGCATCGCTGGCAATTGCGCTTTCCATAGTCGTGGTGTCCAGAGTTAACAATTGCGTGACCCACAGATCAGTCCGTTGGCGGTTTGACATGCACAATTGGAGTAAGGCCGACACCTCATTACAATTTGGGGTTCGGTCCTCAATGGCCTTGTAGCATGAGTAGATCTTCCGGATGACAAGTCTTACCTGGGCAATGGTCATAGTGTAGGCAACAGTGTTATTCAACACGTCATCCACAATTGCAGAATTGACCAGAACGTTGATTGAGCCACGGTCTTCGATGAATGGACAGATAAGACGATTCACCAGAAAATTGTTCGCGGATGCAACTGAATACAAAGCGGGGGCCCAGTCAGGGATGTTGTAATTCCGCAGGGCAATTGAAACATAACTAGAAGGCCGTTCAACACATCTTGGCTGGAAATCCACGCTTTTAAACAAGACCACTTCAGTATACAGACATTGCATAGTTACATTAACACTTAGAGCCAAAGTATAGCCAGGTGTCGACTTGGATGTATAAATGCTATTGTTCAACCAGCGACAAGTCGAGTGCTGGTAAACCTTGTCGCCACGGAGAGCGCACGTACACGCATTACCCGCGTCCACCATCGTCACGCGCATCTCACCATCAAGGAAGGCGCAATCTGTATACAGACCACTCAGGGGGTGGTGAACGGACACGCCAAGTCTCAGTTTAGCACAACGCACAGCTAGAGCCACCTGGTCAGGGTCGATATAATATATACTGTGTACAAACATCACCGCGTCATACTGCGGGCGATCTTGGAGATTGAGAAAGGTAGATAAGTCCATAGTAAGGCAATTAACGGAAGAGTCAGAGGTTTCATGCTCCCGGAAGAGGTCATCTGAATCAATGTTCGGTGTCAGAACAATGATTTTCTCAATTCTTTTGGGAGATTGGTGTCTCAAAAAGTCGCGAGCTCGCGATACAGACCCACCAACATCCAGTATGGTCAGGGCATCACCACCTGCGTATGACAGCAGTTTGGTGTAGGCCACACTGTTTCCCCAAGCACGCGCAAGCGCGCACCTGGGGTGCTGTGATGCGACAGCAGCGTTGATGAAGCGGAATCTGTACCCACAGAGATCGCCATCAAGCAGAGGCTTTAACCAATTAACAATTGCTTCAGTTTTGGGTAACCCGGTCAAGATCGGGCTAGCACCATGTCCGAGATCAAAAGTAGCCGGTTGCGACATACTTGAGTTTGCGCCGCCTGCAAAGCAGGCCTGTGTCACAAACAACAACCATTGCCCTTGGTTGGTGCAGCCGTAGCAACAAACAAAGAGGGAAATGAAAAGAAAGGGTGAGCTAAACCTATAGACCCTAGTCAGCCATGAGGATGAGATTTTCGGGAAAGTTATTAGCTTATAAACCCAAGTCAAGTCATGGTGAGATTTTGGGAGATTAGCCCAGAGGGTATTAAGCAGTCACACACTTTTAAACCCAAGTCAGCAACAAAGTTGTGAGATTTCGGGAGAGCATGTGGCGGCCTAATAGGGAAAAGACATCAAGTGACACATCAAACATGGAGGGCGTCCGCAGCGCGCACCGCAAATGTAGCACCTTTGTCGACAAAGCGAAATATTGTGCGAGCAGCACCTTGTATTGCCTTGAAAACACTTTGAAAAGAATTACCAGGAGCTATCAGGGGCAGAGAATTGACCCAATGGAGCATCTGCCCGAACTCCGGCTCATATTGCACAGGCGTCAATGGAAGGCAACAGGATGCTGGGGGCACAACCAGCTCAGGCCAAACAAACACATCAATTGCGAGATTTGTTGTTGCACTAAGACCACTGAAGCGCACGAGTGGCCGTTGGCCGAAGGCAGCAAACCATTCACCGGAGGTTGATCCAGCTGCCGCAGCTGGCAGAGGCACGAAATCCAGATTCGCAGGGTCGAGACGGGTACGCACAGTTATACCGTCTGCGACGGGTTGGGGGCTTCCTTCAAGGGATGAAATAGCGGGCGCATATGTGGTAAAAGTTGCAGTCGACGTACCACAGAACGAACCATCCCAGTTTCCGCCCTCAAGGAGGCCGGAAGAACTCTCCTTGGCAGAAGAACATCGAACCTTCAGACCGTAAGAGGCAACACGGACTAAAGTACCAGCGGGGCATATCTGGTCGAACATGGGCATTTGGGGTGCAACAAGCGTCCAGACGTGCGTAGTGGGAGAGCTACCAGGGGTGGTAACTTCACCACCATGGACGATGTGGCCCACGACATCAGTAGCAGTGGCACAAGGAGGGAGAACGGTTATAAACCCAGCAGTTGCGGTTGCGCCGGAAAAGGTCGCATGAGCAGTTAGAACTCCAAACAGAGAAAACGGTGCAGCACCGTCAGGAGCACGGGCTGACACCCGAGTCAGATCCTCAGGAGCGAGTCCATCACGCGTAGGATTTTGTACAAGATCCATCCAAGATTGGCCATCAGGGCCACAGTCAACACGGGCATGCTCATCTAACTGCATTTGAGAAATCATTTTCGTCACCTCAGCTCGAGTCACGCCTTTGCCTTGGCGACGACTCGTTTTCAACCGGAGGTTGTTCTGAGACAAGCGTGCGGCTTTTGTGCGGCGACGGGGTTTGCGGACAAGTTTCACGACAGGAGGGGTTGACATAATTAACTAAAACGGTTTGCTAGCGGCCACTTGCTCGCGTAGGGCGGGGTTGCCAAGCCCGAGCACATTGCTGTGCCG